ATTGCCGGTAAGGCACTTCAAGAAAGATCATCAGCAGGCAAGGGCGACCGGAACTCTGCTGCATGGATCAATAGCGACAAGTATCAGCGGTCAATGCGGGCTAACGAAGCCTATGCCGCTGGAGAAATCACGTTGGAAGAGTGGCGAGCAATCGTCCATCCCAAAAGCTCAGAAGGTCAAGGAGAATAACCATGAGCCGCGTTCTAGTTGTGGGCGATACCCACTGTCCAACCATGCACAAAGATTACATCGACTTCCTCTGCGATATTCGGGAGCAGTGGCAGTGCGATAAGGTTGTGCACATCGGAGATATGGTCGACTGGGCCAGCATCTCCTACCACCCCAAGGCTCCAAGCTTGAAGAACTCCGAGGCTGAGTTCGAGAAAGCATTCGAGCAAGTCCAACAACTCTACGATGCCTTAGGCAATGATGTGACGTGGTTCGTTGGTAACCACGACGCTCTCACTGAGCGTCAAGCATCCGACCTTGGCCTGCCCCTGCAGGTTCTCAAGGACTATCAAGAGTTGTGGGAAGTCTCCGGCTGGGAAGTCGTCGAGCGATTCGGTACTCGTACTATCGACGGCGTCATGTACCAGCACGGTGACCGGGGTAAAGGTGGCCGCATGGCTGCCCTCGCCAACGCCAAGGCCGAGTTCCAGAGTGTTGTCCAAGGACACATGCACGGACAGGCTGGCGTTGAGTACTACGCTAACAACAACATCCGCGTCTTCGGAATGCAGACTGGTTGTGGTGTAGACTACCGCCTCGCCGCCATGGACTACGGTAAGAAGTACAGCCAGAAGCCCATCCTCGGATGTGGTGTGGTGCTCGACGGCATCACCGCTGTCTTCGAACCTATGGACCTTGGCAACAAGTACGGAGTGCTCAAGTGAAGCGCTCTTTAGGCCAACGTCTGGCCTTCTACGTCATCACTGGTGGCGTACCCACAATGATCATCTTGATCAATCTAATTCTTATTAAGGAACTTATCAATGGCTAACAAATACGGCAAAGCTTTCATCACCGACAACGTCTCCGTCACTTGGTCTCACCTCCACAAGCCCGACACCAAGTTCGGTAACCCCAACTACAACATCACCGTGTCCTTGACGGACGACCTGCAGCAGAAGATCACTGACGCTGCCGCCGCTGCTGGCTTCGGCAAGATCTCCAAGATCAACGGCATCGGCAACCGTGAAGAGGGCAAGGTCCTCAAGGTGAAGAACGCCCAGTACATCAAGGACAACCCCGGCGCTACGTCGTTCCCATGTGTGGACGCCAACGCCAAGGCCACCAAGGCTGTGCCCTTCGGCGGCGACGTGGTCCGCTTGAAGCTGGTGCCCTGCTACCTCGACCGTGATGGCTCGATGTCGGTCTACCTCGACGCCTGCCAGATCATCGAGAAGAACGAGCGTGAAGAAAGCGGCTCCGCTGCTGGCTTCTCCGCTGTCGAAGGTGGCTTCGATGGCTCCAACGCCGAGGCCCCTGCTGCCGAAGGTAGCAACCTCGCTGAGGAAGTCGTGGAAGAAGACAACGTCGACCTCCCGTTCTGAGTTGAAGCCTCGTGAATCGCGTCAACATTAAACCGTTGAGCATGAACGAGGCGTTTATGGGCAGGAAGAGAAAGACTGCCGCCTATAGAGACTACGAGATGAAGGTACCCAAGGAGTTACCTGAACTCGACTTGCCCAGCCGGGGCCCACTCGGGCTCCGGCTGAGGGCCGGTCTGTCTAACCGGGCGGCTGACCTCGACAACGTGGTCAAGCCTTTCCTCGATATCCTGCAAGCCAACTACGGCTTCAACGACAATCGTATTTACTTTATCGAAATGACCAAGGTCAAGGTAGCGAAGGGCGAGGAATACATCGCCTTCGATCTTGAACCGTTGGACCATGAGCCTACTGACCTAGGCGACAACATATGGGAGGCCACTGAAGATGGGCCCGATTCCTAAATACTTTAATACCGAAGATACAGAACATACCGAAGAGCCAACGTGGACTGAGGTAGAGAAACAATGGGAGGAAGCTGCACCTGAGCCATCAGGCAACGGCTTCGCTTTCGCCTTCGGTGCGATCCTCTTGATCGTCATCGGAGTACACGCCTACAAAGTGCTCACCAAGTAACCCTACACCTACACCCATTGCCCCTTCGCGGGGGCAGTGGGTCTTTTATTTTACAGGAGATAACTATGCCTATGTACTTCCCTGAGTGGAGCAAGCACGACATCGAAGACGAGGTCATTGCTACCCTAACAATGGAACCCACAGAATTTACTGCTGTGGTAAGCTTTAGTTTCTACGCTGAAATCGAAGCCAAGTGGAGCATCTACGACTTCGACTCTGCAGACCCAGAGGACTATCCAGAGCCTCCCTGCTTTGAAAGCTACGAAGTAGAAAACCTGACTCTCTACATCAACGGGGAAGAAGCCATGCCCGGCGACACGCTCTACAGCCTGTGCCGCGCTTGGGCTATGGAACAAATTAAATACTACGACTACGAAGGCGAAGCGCCCGAGACTGAAGGACGAAAAGAAGATGACTGATCGCAGACTTATTTACGCACAGCTGCACCGAGGATACCCAGAGACCGAGTTCGGACAACACCCAGCTGTTGTTGAGAGCGGACCAATCGTAGAGATTGACCGCATCTTCAAGCCAGTCCGTGACCTTGGCATTGAGCGCGTGGTCTACTGGCTGCAGGCCGGTAAGATCCAAAGCTCGGATCACGTGATGCCATCCGCCAACTGGATGCCCCTGAGCGAGCGAGACCGAGACCAATGGGACGGCGTGCTCGCATGGTGCCGGGACAACGGCATCGACTTCGAGCTGTACACTGGCTACAATCCGTACCATCCCCTGACACGGGAGATGCCGCGCAATGAACTGGAGGTCCCTAATTGGAACGCCGGCTGGGACTACTGGCACGCACGCCTGAACATTAAGCCGTGGACTGATCGCGGATGTAAGAAGGTGTGGTTTGATTACGCCGGACTACTCCAAGGGCCAGCCAACCGAGAAACCTTTCACGAGACTGCCGCCTTTATGAAGGATCAGTTCGGAATCGAATCGGGAATGGAAGCTATCCCAACTTACAGTGGCGAACCAGACTATGAGTTCGCGGGACGCTACCCAGTGCTCGCCATGTACAACTACCTTATGAACCCATACACGGGACGAGACCGTGGCGAGTGGGACGTGTCTGCATGTAAGGAAGCTGTCTGCGTATTCAATCGCATGCCGCTGCCCCGCCAAGATTTCGAGCTTCGCCACTACGAGGACATCATCCGACGAGGATATGTGCCTGCCGCAACTACACTTGACCAAGCATACCTGCTGAGAGACATCTACGATGTGTGACCAAGAAGAATTCGAACTGACCCACGTGGTCGACCGGGAGCCCTGCCCTCAGTGCCGGGACGAAGGCAAAGACAATAGCGGCGACAACCTCGCCCGCTACAACGACGGGCACGGCCACTGCTTTGCCTGTGGCTACCACGAGAAGGGCGACGGCGAGGCCGTCAAGTCTGCCAAGAAGGTAGAGATCGAGGGCGACTGGTCACCATACAACGGTGCCTTCGCTGACCTCGGCCAACGACAAATCAATGCAAAGACTTGCCGCCTCTACGGTTACAAGTCTGCTAAGTCTGGCGACCAAGAGTTCCAGTTCTGGAATGCGTTCAACGCTGACGGACAACTCGTCGCCCAGAAGCTCCGCAAAGTGGGAGCAAAGGAATTCAAATGGCATGGCAATTCACGCAATCCCCAACTGTTTGGTCAGGGTCTCTTCAAGAAGGGTGGCCGACGGTTGATAATTACCGAGGGCGAGATCGACTGCATGACAGTCAGCCAGCTGATGGAGAACAAGTGGCCGGTGGTAAGCCTGTCCAATGGTGCTGCATCCGCAGTGAGAGATATCAAGAACAACCTGGACTTCGTGGCATCATACGACGAAGTGGTTCTGGTATTCGACGCTGACGAAGCAGGCCGCGAAGCCTCCAAGGCTGTCGCCGACATCCTCCCTCCCGGCAAGACTAAGATCGCACGCACCATGCTGAAGGATGCCAACGAGCACTTGCTCGCAGGCGAAACCCAAAGCTTGATCACTGCTATCTGGGAAGCACAACTCTACTCTCCCGACGAGATCCTCCACGTCTCCAACGTGATGGCGCAGAAGGATCTCAAGGACCAAGAGGTCTGGGCATTCCCATGGCCGCAGCTCACTGACTACCTGATCGGACAACGCTCAGGAGAGATCAGCCTGTGGACCTCGGGCACTGGCTCTGGTAAGTCTACCATTGTCCGTGAGCTGATGTACCACCACCTGTCGGAAGGCCGGTCGGTTGGTGCTATCATGCTGGAAGAGACGCCGATGGAAACCATCGACGACCTCATCTCCCTCCACATCAGCAAGCCGGTGCGGGCTATCCGTGCAGGCAAGATGATGAACGAACTCCGTGAACGTATGGGCATGGAGCACGTCGCTGTCAACATTGCTGAGGACTACACTGAAGAAGAATACGAAGGGGCTAAGCGTTGGCTTGCTGACACTGGCTTCTACGTCTATGACCACGAAGGTCACAACGCCATGGCTAACCTCATGGCACGCATGGAGTACATGGCCACATCCCTCGGGGTGAAGGTCATCGTGCTCGACCACATCACTGCTGCAGCCACGGCTATGCTCGAGGCTGATGATCAGAACAACGAACGCATCCTGATTGACAACATCATGAAGGCGTGCCGCTCGCTGTGTGTGCGCACTGGCGTCCACATCGACATCATCTCGCAGCTCCGTAAGTCTGACAAGTCATACGAAGAGGGTAGCCGCATCACGCTGCAAGATCTGCGTGGCTCAGGCTCGCGCGCCTCGGTGCCCAACACGGTCATCGGTTTGGAGCGGGACCGTCAGGCACAAGACCAGACTGAAGCCAACACCACCACGGTGCGTGTGCTGAAGAACCGTCTGACTGGCCGTGCCGGTGTGGCAACTGGCCTGTACTACAACGCAACTACATCCCGCCTCTCTGAGGTGGACCCTAACTTTGGTGGCGACGTGCCGGAGTTCTCAAGTGTCAAGTAAACTTAACGAATCACAAGCCATGGGCTTGATTGAATTAC